TTGGGGGTAATTTAGATCTTAATAGTAAAGATATTACTGGAACTGGTAATTTTAATGTTACTGGTATTGTAACTGCAACAACATTATCTGGCGCATTAGATGTTTCTGCACTTCTTAAAGAATCTGTAAATATTACTGCAGGTAAGTTAAGTGATAATACTAATATCGATCTTGCAAATGGAATGGTTCATTTGTTTACTACTACTGAAACTGCAACATCAACACCAAATATTAGATATGATGCTTCAAATTCCTTAGATTCTAAAATGGATACTGGAGAATCAATTACTGTAGTTCTTATAAGTGCTGCTGCTGCCGCTGGATATTCTGCAGAACTAACTATTGATGGTTCTGCAGTGACTGAAGAATGGTTAGGAGGTTCTGCACCAACTACTGGTGGTACAGGTGGATATGATGTTTATACATATAATATCATTAAGACTGAAAGTGCAACATTTGTTGTATTAGCAAACTTAGTAAACTTCGCATAAGAATATGGCACCACCAATTAGTATGATAGGTATGTCAGGTGCGGTCAGCACTCTCACTGGAGGAGGTGGTGGTGGATCACCAACTTTTAATTGGAGATATTATGCTTATGGATCGTCAATTGGAGTAACTAGTGTTTATTGGGGATTGTCTTCTCCAACTAGTACTGTTTATCAATTAAGAACTATATCTGGACAGCAACATACCGGTACCGGACAAACTTGGGACACATATAGTGAAGATCTTTCTGCTTACAGTGGAACTACTGGATACATTTATATTGTATACAGAACTGGAACCAATTTTTATAATGATCCACAATTTGATAATATGGAACTAGTTGATACTACTAGTGGAACCATTGATTTGGATCCTGGAACAACAACTGGAAGAAGTAATTGGTGGAGATATAATAGTTATACAACGAGTATATCTCCACCAGGAGCATGGTATACCATTCCCATAGGAACATCAACTACCAATATATGGAATTATGATTCTGGTGGAACTCCATCTACCAGTACAGGAGATACTAGGGATGCAGATGGTAGTTCGAGTGGATATTATTTGTATTTTGAAGGATCTTCACCAAACTATGTTAGTGGATCAATAAGATATTATTGGGTTAGAACTGCAAGTTCCTACACTCTTTTATAATCTAAATACTTATAAAACATAAGTCATGGGAAAGACTAGAAATACTGGTAATATATCTGCAGAGAATATTATAAGTGTTGATATTACTAATGATAGAATCGGTATAACTAGTGCTTCTCCGACTGCAACTCTTGATGTTGGTGGCAATGTTAATGTTTCTGGAGTAACCACATCTGGTTCATTTACTGGTTCTGGAACTAACTTAACTGGTATTGTAACTTCCATCGTTGCCGGAACTAATATCACCATTTCTGGTTCTACTGGAAGTGTAACGATTGATGCTGCTGGTGGAGGCGGTGCCGGTGGTTCTGGAACATTTGATACTGGTATTACTACATCGATCTATGTTTCTGTAACTTCAGGTATTGGACTAAATGAATCACAAACAAATGATATTTTTGTTGGTCCGGGTATTGGATATTCATTCCCATCAACTGCTGGTAAGAAATATGTAATTGAGTCTATTCATATTTCTAATTCATTTTCTAATGAATTATATTTTGTAGGAAGACATGATTTCAATGGTGGATCAAACGTTCCTTTAGCACAAAGAGTGATTGTTCCATATCAAGGTGCAACTGAATTTTTAGATCAACCAATTGTTGCAAATCCATCGGATATTTTAAGGATGCAAGCACTTTCTGGAGTTGATGCTACTGCAACAGGTATTGATGGTGGACTTGATGCATGGATTACATATTCTACAAAAGATGATACTGATTATGTTGGAACAGGAAAAACAGTAACTACTGCAACAGGAACTGAAATATTCCAAGCGTCCACAAATCCTGCAATGCTCCAGTCTATTAAACTCTGTAATTATAATTTGAATACTGACATTGATGCTTCCATTTCAATTTATCGCGGATCATTAGCAACTGGAGTAAGGTTAGGATATTTGGTTTATAATCTTACAATTCCAAAAAATAGTGTAATTGAAATATTAGAAAAACCGAAATATCTTGCTGCAAGTGATAGTATTGTTGGTGGAGCATCTGTTGCGAATGTTTTGGCAGTCACTCTTTCGGGTAAATATATAACATAGTATAATTAATTTTTTATGTCTTTATTAATTGCATTGCCTTGCTATGGTGGAATCGTTAGTGATAAAACTGCAAAAGGTTTGTTTAATCTTGGAAAGGAACTAAGAACCGCAGGTATAGATCACGGTTTGTTGATGATGGCAAATGAAAGTTTGATTACACAGGGCCGTTCTAAGATGGTTAATTTCTTTATGAATAATACTGAGTATGAAAGAATTTTATTTATTGATTCTGATGTTGGATTTACTCCAGAAGATGTTTTTAATCTTTTAAAGTATGATAAAGATATTGTTTGTGGTGCATATCCTATGAAAGGAATCCCATTAAGATATAATTACAATATTTCAAAACCAGAAGTTGTGGATGGAGAATTGGTAAAAATTGAAAATGTTGGTTTTGGTTTTGCAATGATTAAAAGAAAAGTATTTGAAGATATTTCAAAAAGATATGGCGAAGAATTAAAATATTATCCCCCAACTAATAATAGTAATTATCCACCGACAGAAAAAGAATATCATAATTCATATCATTATTTTCTAGAACTTAAAAAAGATATGAGTTATTTACCAGAAGATTTTTCATTTTTTGAAAGAGCAAAGAGTGTTGGATATTCTGCTTGGTTAAATACTAATATTAGACTTGCACATGTGGGATCACACGTATTTCAGGAAGGATAAGTAAATGACATCTGGAGTCTTTAGTCTTAGCAAAGTTTCTAAGAAGCAAGTAGAAAATGTAGATAATAATAACTTTGAAAGTTGGCCAGAAGGTGCTACCCGTGGTTATTATGGTGGTGGTTTTTCTCCACCATACATTAACACCATAACAAGACTTGATTTTGTGAATGAAACCGTAAGTGATCCTGGAAATAATTTACCATCAGCAAGATCTTTGATGGGAGCAACTTCAAGTAGTTCTTATGGTTATTTTGGTGGTGGATCTCCAACATACACTAACACCATAACAAGACTTGATTTTACAAATGAAATCGTAAGTGATCCAGGTAATAATTTACCAACAGCAACAACAAATTTAGCAGCAACCTCAAGCAGTTCTTATGGTTATTTTGGTGGTGGTGATCTTCCAGGTACTCCACCAAGTCTTAACACCATCACAAGACTTGATTTTTCCAATGAAACTGTAAGTGATCCAGGAAATAATTTTCCAACGGGAATAACTCTTTTAGGAAGTCTATCCAGTAATTCTTATGGATATTATGCTGGTGGAACCAGTTCTTGTGTAATATGGAGACTTGATTTTTCAAATGAAACTTTAAGTGATCCTGGAAATAATTTACCAACAGAAAGATCTAAATCTTCAGGAACATCAAGTAACTCATATGGTTATTTTGGTGGCGGTTATACTCCTCCAGTTTCACCACCTATTACTTGCACCATCACAAGACTTGATTTTTCCAATGAAACTGTAAGTGATCCAGGAAATAATTTTCCAACGATAAGATCTGGATTATCGGCAACTTCAAGTGATTCTTATAGTTACTTTGGTGGCGGTTATTCTCCACCATTTAATATTAACACCATCACAAGACTTGATTTTACGAATGAAACTATAAGTGATCCAGGAAATAATTTACCAACAACAAGATCTAATATGGCGGCAGTCTCTGGTGGTGCTTCAGTCTATCGTGCCAAAGGATATAAGACTTATGGATACATACACACGAAAACATCTTACATTAGATTTGATTTATCTAGTGAATCTTCTCAATTTATAACTGCATCTAATCCAACAGGTGCAACCTGGTGTGGATTTGTATTTAATAATAATTATGGATATTTTACTGGTGGACTTACTCCTGGACCAAGCACTATTTCTACAATAGTAAGATTTGATTTCTCTAACGAAACTGCGACTGATTCCCAAAAACGTTTATTAGGTATTGCATCTTTTTCATCTCAAAATGTCATGAACAATAACTATGGTTATTTTTGTGGTGGACAGTATCCAGGAAGTCAAGAATATAGTGACATAACTAGAATGGATTTTTCTAATGAAGTTATAACCGATACTGGAAAAAATTTACCTTTTAAAGGTAGATATAGACAAAATTTTTCTACTAATTCATATGGTTATTTTATGGGTGGATATTATTATGATGCTCCAGGAGATGATTGGTTTACAACTATGACTAGACTTGATTTTGTGAGTGAAACTACTTCAGTAATTGGTACAGTATCACCAACAACATGTGATGGTCGCGCAGCGGTTCAGAATAATTCTGAAGGATATATATGTGGAGGTTCTTTTCCATATATTAACACGGTATATAAATTTCCATTTTCTACAGAAACTGTTAGTAATCCAGCGAATAATCTACCAGTTAATACCTCATCTTCAGCTTCATTATCGAGTGATTATTATGGATATATTGTTGGTGGATCTACGCCAACAGCATCAAGTAATATACTTAGATTAAATTTTTCTACTGGAGTTACAACTAATAGTGCAAATAAGGTACCTGTAACTATTGGTAATGATGTGGGAGTTACAAACTGAAATTAAATTATGAAATCTTTTTATTTTATGTCTGGTCTTCCAAGATCAGGTTCAACTTTATTAACAGCACTACTCAATCAAAATCCAGAAATACACGCATCTACAAACTCACCACTTTTGGATACAATACATTATACTGAAGAGTATCTTTTATATAATTCTGAACAATACAAAGCACACCCAAAACCAGAATGTGCTCATAAAGTATTATCATCTATACCTCATAATTATTACTTCAATACTCCACAAAATACTATTATTGATAAATCTAGAGGTTGGGTCAATCAAATACAACATATTCAAGATTACATCACTCCAGAACCAAAGATTATTTGTCCAGTCAGAGACATACAAGACATTATATCTTCATTTTTAAATCTCATTTACCATTCCAAAACAACTTCTTTTATTGATGAAGGACTTATTAAAAACAATATAGAAATCAGTAATGATAATCGTGCTGATTATCTAATGTCTCCTCAAGGTATTATTGGAATGTCCTATCATGCACTTACAGAAGCATTTCATAAAGGGAACAATAAGTATTTGTTGTTAGTTGATTACGATAATCTAGTAAATAATCCACAACAGGAATTGAATAAGATTTATGATTTCTTAGAACTTCCAAGATTTACTCATACTTTTGAGAATATAAAACCAAAATTTGATGAGAATGATGAGGTTTATAAGTTAGAAAATATGCATACCGTAAGAAATAAGGTAGAAAAAATACATCGTGATAATTCAAAGTTCTTAAGTGAGTATGTAATCAATAAATATAATCATATGGAGTTCTGGAAAAAGAGAACTCAAAGATATTCTATTTTTGGACTCTGATGGCAGTATTTTCTCTACAAGAAGTCAAAAAACTACAGGTTCAAAACGTAACTGATAATAACTTTGAAAGTTGGCCAGAAGGTGCTACTTATGGATATATTGCTGGCGGAGGAAGTAACGTACCTTCATATTTTTCTATTATTATAAGACTTGATTTCTCCAATGATAGTTTTAGTACTCCTGGAAATAATTTACCAACAGGAATAACGCAGTTAGCAGCAGTTACAAACTAAATAAGTTATCTACATCATTATGATATGAAATCTGGAGCAACTGAAAGTTCTTTTTATTATCTCAATCAATATTATTCTTTTCCAAATAATGTTGAAGTTTCAAGAAGTATTGAAGTCTTAGCACAATCAAATAAGAAATATAAAATTCTGTGGGCACATGACAATTGTGACCAACCACAACTATTAAGACTTCCCGAACTTGTATCGCAGATTGATTTAATTGTCTGTGTATCAAACTGGGAAGCAGAACAATATATCAAATATAACCGAGCACCTGCAGAAAAGATTGTAGTCATTCCAAATGGTGTTGCAGATATTTTTCATCTCAAATCACCAAAATCTAAGACAGCAATTTACTTTTCTGGACCACACAAGGGCATTGCACCACTTCCAAAAATCTGGAAACAAGTCATTAAAAATCATCCAGATGCAAAGTTAAAAGTATTCTCTTCCCATAATCTTTACGGAGAAGAATATGAACAACACTTCAAAATACCAGAACACTTAGAGGCAATTGAAGAACTGAAGTCTCTTCCTGGTGTAGAGTATTCTCCTTGTATTGACCGAGAACAACTTCTTCCTCACGTACAAGATGCTGCATTCTTTGTGCACCCTAACGTCTGGGAGGAGACATTCTGTGTATCTATGGCAGAGGCAATGGTATGCGGATGCTATCCAATTACAAGCGATATAGGAGCACTGAGAGAGGTCTCATTCAATCGTGGTAAGTATATTCCTATGGTTGGAAAGAATACTCCAGTTGGTTGGGAACCATCTCCAAAGTTTGTGAATGAATTTGCACAAGAACTTTCAAGATGTTTTGATTTCTTCGATAAAGAACCTCAGACATTTTATGCTGCAACAAAAGAACTTTCTCAAATCACAAAAGAAACTTATGACTGGAAAAAGATTGCAGCAGTCTGGAAAAATTTAATACAAGGTTTTTCAAAAGAAGAACAAGAAAGACCGAGATATTATTGTATGGTGGACATGAAGTGTTCTCAAAAATATACACATCTTGCATTAGACACATTTTTCAGAAATAGCATTTTTAGAAAACAAGACAAGTTTTTCTTGATTGATAATGATAAATCATTTACTAAGGACTATGAAAATATTACAGTAATCTCAAATGTTTCTCCAAAATCTTTTGCTGAAAATATGAATTTCATTCTTAAGCAAGCAATTATGGATGGTGTAGATTTTGTTGGATTGAGTAATGATATTGTCTTTACAAAAAACTGGAATCAAAATTTGGGCGACTTAAATTCAATTTCAATTCCATTATGTAATCAACATCTAAATGGTGATTGGATAAAAAATGAAATGGAACTTGAAGAATTTGTTGGAAAAGAAGAATCCCTCAATCAAATTGCCTCTCAAATTACGTCAAACATATCAAATATAGCACCAAACTTGATCAAAGCATTTTACTGTTTTTATATTCCACATGAAGTCAGTTCAAAGGTTGGATTATTTGATGAAGAATTTGGAAAAGGTGGTGGTGAAGACATAGATTATACATTGAGATCTGAGCAATTTAAATATGAAACAAAGTTTAATCTTCAGTCATATCTACTTCATTTTTCTCATAGATCTTTGGATTATGAAACAACCGAAGAAAAGGATTCAAGAACCGAACAATTATATAAACATTTTTGTAAAAAATGGGGAAAGGAAGTTGCGGATAAAAGATTATCTCTTGCAGTAACACAAAGATTTGCACCATAAATACAAACAACACTATTAGTTTAATTGGATAAGTATGTCTAACAATTATGAAGCAATTGCACTTGCAACATCTAAAGAAGTTTTAGATGATAATAATGAATTTATGCTTAAGGTTCTTCAAGAGGCAACTCGTTGGGAAGAAAGTGAAACGGAACTAGCACAAGGTCGTTCAGATTTTCAGATTGAAAAATTTATTATTCATGACAACTTTACGATTCCATCAGCATTTAAGGCAGCACTTATCAATCGTAGAAGTGTAGCGGAAGGTCTTCTACAACAAGTCATTGAAGCAAAGAGATCGGCAAGAGAATTTCATTATAAGTGGGACGGGAAGGATAAGACTCAACCAATTTGGTGGAAAACTCGTGAAGGTGGTGAACAACTATGTTGGTATGATATCGATGAGTTTCATTTTCACCGTATGCTTGAAGGTTTGAATCGTGGATTTAAAGCAGCAGTAGAAGAACTTGAATGTTTTGATAAATTGATTAATCGTTTGATTGAATTGAATGGTGGTAAATTAGTTTCAAGAGATCAATATAATGAAGATCAACCAAATTACTGGGAACGTCGTCTTGCTAATCAATCTCTTGATGATTTACTTGCCGCAAGAACAGGCGTGAATGCTGGTAATATTCGCTCTATGCGTCGTGCAAGTGCTCCTACAGTATTGACTGATGATGTCAATCGCATCAAAGGTAGTTTTGGCGATCCAAACAATCCTATGGACTTCTTGAATAATCTTCAGCAAGCAGTTTCTGCAGGCATTGAAGAAATTACTGGAATGGATCAACAACTTATTCGCGGTGTTGAAGAGCAAGAACAAAAGCAAATTCCACAATCATTATTTAATCCGGACCTTAAAGTAGAGTAAAAATCAATGGCAGTAGTCGGAGATGTATTTGGATTAAATTCGATTTATGATAAACAAGTAGAAAATGTAGATAATAATAACTTTGAAAGTTGGCCAGAAGGTGCTACTTATGGTTATTATGGTGGCGGACTACCACCACCAACAAAGAATAATGTAATATCAAGACTTGATTTCTCCAATGAAACTGTAAGTAATCCAGGAAATAATTTACCAACAGTAAGATCTAGTTTAGCGGCAGTTTCAAGTAGTTCTTATGGTTATTTTGTTGGTGGTGTAGATCCACTAGCACAAATCAATACAATCACAAGACTTGATTTTTCTAATGAAGTTGTAAGCGACCCTGGAAATAATCTAACAACAGAAAAATCTGAACTTGCAGCAACCTCAATTAGTTCTTATGGTTACATTGGTGGTGGACGTAATGGACCACCATCATATTATAGTACAGTTGATAGACTTGATTTCTCTAATGAAACTTTAAGTAATCCCGGAAATAATTTAACAACAGCAAGATCTAATTTAGCGGCAGTTTCAAGTAGTTCTTATGGTTATTATGCTGGTGGATATAATGGCACAAATACGATTAGCACAATTACGAGACTTGATTTCTCCAATGAAACTGTAAGTGATCCTGGAAAGAATTTACCAACAATAACATCTCGATCTACAGCAACCTCAAGTAATTCTTATGGTTACTTTGGTGGTGGTTGGATACCATCTCCTACCAACCTAATTAGAAAAATTGATTTTTTTAGTGAAACTGTAAGTGAACCTGGAAATAATTTACCAACAGCAAGAGATTCTTTAGCAGCAACCTCAAGTAGTTCTTATGGTTATTATGCTGGTGGATATTCATATACTAACCTAATTCAAAGACTTGATTTTTCAAGCGAAACTGTAAGTGAACCCGGAAAAAATTTATTAACACCTAATTCTTATGCAGCAGCAGTCTCTGGAGGCAAATCATTTTATCGTGCCAAAGGATTTAAGACTTATGGTTATCTCAATGGTAGGTATGGAAGCACTCTAAATTCCGACATGTATAGATATGATTTTTCCACAGAAAGTTCTAGTTCAATACCCGCTAAAGTACATACACCATCAGCATATCTTGCAGCAGTTTCTAATAATTTTTATGGATATTATGCTGGAGGAAATCCGTCTAACGTAATTACAAGATTTGATTTCTCTAACGAAACTGCAAATAATTCCCAAAATAATTTGCCAACATCCAATAATACTATGGGAAATTTGTTCAGTAATTCTTATGGATATTTTGCTGGTGGTCCTAACAATTGTACAATTGTAAGACTTGAATTTTCTAGTGAAACTGTAAGCCTTCCTGGAAAAAATTTATCAGAAAATAGATATAGAGGAGCATCAATTTCAAATAATTCTTATGGTTATTTTGGTGGTGGTTATGTTTTTCCATCTCCTTCATATTATTGTTCTATCAGAAGACTTGATTTTTCTACAGAAACTATAAATGCTCCAGGAAATGATATGACTTTTAGTTCTGGATGGATAAAAGCAGTTGGAAATAATTCTTATGGATACTTTGGTGGTGGTTATAATAGTCCACCACTTTTGTATAGATGTAATATTTGTAGATTAGATTTCTCTAATGATACTGTATCTGATTCTGCAAATAATTTACCATCTATAAAATATAGACATGGTGGGTTATCAAGTAATTATGGTGGATATTTTACTGCAGGAACTAATTATTGCACTATTTTTAGACTTAATTTTTCCGATGAAACACTAACAAGTGTTCCTGATTTTGGTTCACCTAGTGCATTAAATACAATAGCAGAGGTTGTAAACTCAAACTAAATAAAGCATCCACATTATTCTATTATGAATGATATTCTTGCTAATGTTTTGATTCAACCTAAAGTTGTTACACCAGAAGGGTTAAAGTTTTTAACTGATTATATGAGACAATCTCATAAAGAGAGAATGTCTGTTTTTGATGCCGAAAGAAGTGATAAAACAAGACAGAGAGAATCAAAAATAGATAAGTCAGTAAGAGATGTAGAGTGTGCTGACTTAATTCCAGTCTTTCCTCAAGTTAAAGATTTACTTGATAATGTAGTAAAAAATGTGATTAATCCTTTCTATGGATTTGAGGTAAGAGATAGTGAAGAACCACAATTACTTTGTTATAGTCCAGGAGGACACTATAAACCTCATAATGATGGAGAAGGTTTATGGACAAATCCTGATGGAACTCAAGTATGGAAGAAGACAATAGACAGAGATATATCTACTGTACTTTTTTTAAATGATGACTTTGAAGGTGGTTATTTTTCTTTTCCAGATTTAAGAATTAAAATTAAACCAGAACCAGGACTTCTTGTTTGTTTTCCATCATCAAGATGGTATACACATATGGTAGAACCTGTTACTTCTGGTAATCGTTATACTCTTGTAACTTGGATGAGAGTCAAAGGATTCAAGACAAAGGATGAGGTTGATAAAGAGATTGCCGATAAATACGGTATAGAGGTTTATTAAAAAGATGTCTCAATTAGTTAAGCATTATTGGATTAATCGTGATACTGGTGCATGGGCAACAGACACTCGTTTTGGTTTGATGATGCCAAATATTAGAGGATTGGAAACTCAACATCAATTAATAGACCAAAATGACATTCCATTTTTTCTATCACATGTTCCAGAATATTTTCAGTATGAGATTACAGTAGGTAGTAATGAATTGGAAGATTATCAAAATAATTCAAACATTACTATTGTAAGCACTGCCGAGAGACAGGTTGAAGAAGAAATTATAAATCCAGAATCTCCTGATCAACCAACTGAAGATTTTCATACAGTAACAGTTTATGATATAGTTTATAGAGAACCATATGTTCTTCAAGAATCTGAAGGTCTTTCAATACTAACTCAAGAGCAATGGGATAATGAAATAACTTCTTTTGATAATTGTCAGAAAGAAAAAAGATATAATATTCTCAGAGTTAATCGAGATAAAATGCTTAAACTTACCGATTGGATGGTGACAAAAGAATTCGAGCAAGGAAATACCTTAGATGAAGATTTTAAAACTTGGAGACAAGCATTAAGAGTACTTCCAAATTCTGATACTTTTCCAACCTCATACCCATCACTTCCAGTTAATTTGCAAGGTAATGAGGAGTTGGTGAAACTAACAACTACATTTGATCAAGTAAGAAGTATTAATATGATTAATGATCCTCTTCCACCACTTCCAGAAGAAGAATCACCTGCTCAATAATTCATAACACTTTTGATTTTTATCATATGCATATTCTGCACAAGGACCATTTTTTCTTACAAAGTGCAGAAAGAGTTGCATAAATCTGTCATTTGGATGAGTTCTTAATGGACTTCTCCAATGAGGAACATCTATTCCAAGATAAGCAAGTCCACATCCTACAGGTGTAACTACAGATTGTTTGTTTCCTTCTAAATCTTTAAGTTTAATAGGCCAAGCAGCATCTCCACAAATATTCATCGTTACTGATATTTCACAAGATGGTCTATCAGTATGACAGTTCATCCATCCTTTATTGTGATATGTTGTAGAGAACCAATACGAAGGTATGAGTTCTTCACCAACTAAATTCTCTAGGAGTGGTTGAATTCTTTTCATTACAAAAGCACATGCCGGTGGAGCATAGCATGTTAATACATTGCCTCTTTCTGGATCAAAGTGTGTTTTAAGACCTCCAAGATCTCTTACAGCCCCAGTTAAGTTCTTATATTTAATTTGTATTGCTTCTTCTTTTGTAATTATATCTGGAATATAATACCAACCTTTCTTTAAAAACGAAGAACTCATAGTTACTTTATAATTATTAATATTATGTATCTTTAACCGGGACAAAGGTAGTCTACTTGGTTTTCTAAGGTTTGTCAAGTTGACATTGGGACCTTATCAGTGCTATCATATATAGTGAGTGTAATGATCAAAGTACTAAATTTAAAAATAATTTTTTGTTATATACGAGCAATTTA